TGCACCTGTTGATAATCCCAATAATGCAGGCTCTGTACTTTTACGCATCCATGCGATAGCACTATCTACAGCATCTTGTTGATAGGGGCGTAATTGCATAACATTACCCCAACTTCCAATACGTTGTTGGAGTGCCTTTGTACTTGCTTAGGTCGGCATCGGGTAACAATTCTTTGATAGCTTTTGCGTAACTGATTGCACCATCGCGTTTTATTTGCGTGAGTTTGCGCCCACAAATGACGGCGTTTTTATCGTTACAAAGCGCGGTAATTTGTGCCAATACTTCAGCTTTTTGTTGTGTGGCATTGTCGATTACTTCGCTAAGTGCATCATATTGCGTAATCAGTGCATGAGCCTTTGGCGTGTCAATTTCAGGTATTAACGGCTCTAAATGTTTTTTGTTTTTAAGTTCGTGCAAATACAACTCATAAAACGCAAACAGTTTAATAACGGCATCGTTAAACCAAACGCGATTAAATGGCACAATCTCAAGACTATCTCCATGCTGTGACCATTGGTAAAAGTACGTTTGTTTTAAGCCTGTGCAAGCCATTTCGAGCTGTAACTGTGCGTAATAATGCGGTTGTTGTTCAATGGTTTTGAATTGTGGTGTAAGGTCGTTACGCAATCCAAACGGGCATTTAATCTCTAAAATGCACTGTTCGCCCATGTTATTCTCAAAAATACCATCGGGGGACGCGCCTAACCAAGAATAATCAGGATGGACATAAAAACCCACTTCATGCACCGCATAGCCGTACTTGTTCACAAAATCTAACAAGGCCATAGGCTCATTTAATTGGCCATATTCGGTGGCGATGTTGCCTGTAAATTCGCTTTCTAGTCCGTGATGGTCACGCACCATGCGGCGTAGAGTAGCATCGGGTGATTGATGCGCGTTTAGTCCTAAGATTGCACCTGCTACGCTACCCGTAACGCGGCCTTTGCGCTGTGCAAACCATTCTTTACTACGTTGTTCTGTTGACATTGTCTTTACTCCATGCGCCCCCATTGGAGGCGCGGTTTGTGTGTTGTTGGTTAGCTATACATCAAAACGGGATATCTGAATCATCATCAATCACGGTATTTTGCGGTTGATAGCCGTTTGATTTTTGCTGATTGTGCGTGTTTTGTGGTGGTGTAGGGCGTGTTGGTGCTTGAGTTTGCGCCTGTGGTGCTTGTTGTTTGGCAGGGGCAACAGCACTAATCCAATTACCTGTTTTGCCGTCAATGTCCCAAATTTGTACCTTAATTGCCATTGCCTTACCAACAAGCGCGGTCATTAAATCCATATCTTCAGGTGCATCTTTAAGTTTAGCAAGTTTACCGCCCGCGTTCGCGTCAATAGCGGCAAGCATTTGCTTGGCTTTGTCGCCTTGCTTTGGACTAAACACTTTTAACTTTTGAAACAATACACGGTTAGCATATTCGGCAGGGCGCATCACACGCCATTTTAAATTGATGTAATGCTCACCTTGATACTCCGACCATTTTGCCTCTTCAATCGCACCAATCAATGCGGTATTGTTTGGAATCGGCGTAATCTCACCGCCGCCACTTTCAAAGGTTGTGGAGGATTCAACTTGTGAGCCGTCTTGTTTTTGCCAAAATGACATGATGTAACTCCTATGCGCCTTTGTGTAGGCGCGTTTGTTTAATGCGCGGTTATGCGCGGGTTATTGTTGATAAAAAGGGATTAAGTGGATTAAAGGATTTTCACCTTTGTTTACTTCAATCTCATCGGGTAGGGCATAACGGTTTTTAGCGTCAATATAACCAATTGTGCCATCACTTGATGTAATCAAAACACGTTCGCCAGTGTTTGTTACGCGCCCAAACTTTGTAGTTTGGCCTTTTTTGTTCTCTTCGCCACCAATAACAAAATCACGCGCTTTTAGGTACGCAACAATGTCACTTGAGCTTACATAAATGGCGCGTGAACGCTCGTGCATATCAAGAGAGTAAGCCACATACTCACCCGACTCAGGACGGTTTTTCATTTTAACCACGCCTGTGTGTGCCAAGAAAACCACAGTAATGCCTTTCTTGCGTAGATGCTCACAAGCTGCGCGTAGTTTTGCGTGAATACCTGCAACCACTAAATAACCTTTGTTATATCCGCCTGCCGCTTCGCCAATGTTACTTGCGCCCTTTTCATCAAAATCAATAACTTCTTGCTCAAACAAGATGTTAAGTGCGGTAACTGTATCAATAACCACTGTTTTAAACTCATGGTCTTGAGTCACCAATTCGCGTAATTGCTCAAGCAAGACATCGCTTGTTTTGATGTTGCGCTTGGCATTTGGGATTGGCAATTGTGGGAAAAATGCGGGTTGTAAATCATCTGATACTGTTTCAAAAACGCTAGTCGCGTTCTCGGCTTGTATAAAGATGGGGTTAGGAAATAGGCCAGCTAGTGAGCTTTTACCGCTACCTGCAAAGCCGACAATCGTTACAACTGGTGCTTGCGGTGTGGCTTTTTTGACTTGTTCTAAAAATGACATTTTGTGAAACTCCATTGGATTTTTGGGTTATCAAGTGAGCCATTGGCCGCCTTGATGAGTAGTAATATAAGCCCTATTTTTGGCTTTGTATATAGTAAAATGCGTATAAGATGAAAAAAAATACAAGCAAGCTGCAAATACTTGCTATATTATAAGGCAATACAAAACAAACAGCGAGGCCAAACAATGAGACTTTTAACCATTCCTGAGATTAGCGCACGATTGCAAGACAGACGATTAGATGTTGTTGCAAATGCCACTGGCTTGTCTAGTCGAACCGTTTTTACTTTTAAAGCTGGCAATGCCAAGGGTGCAAACATCACGACAATTGAAAAGCTATCCGCATATCTTTTAAAAGATTGCGATTGTGAAAAGGACAATAACAATGATTAGCGAATTATACGACTATATAGATGCAGGCTTTAAAGTGTTTGGCTTGCATGGCTCAAGCGGTGGCCTGTGTAATTGTGGTGATGTTGAGTGTAAAGCTATTTTAAAGCATCCCATTATGAGCAACTGGCAAAACGTGCCTGTGTGGTCGGATGAGCAAATAGAATGTTTTAGTGAGATGGGGCATTTTGACAGCGGTTTTGGCGTGATTGTGCGTGATTATCTTATTATTGATGTTGACGCGCGAAATGGTGGCGTTAAGTCTTTTAAGCAGTTATGTAAAGATGTGCCTGCCATTTTAGATTGCAAATTTATCGTTAATACGGGCAGCGGTGGCGGTAGCCAGCACCATTATTTTAAACTGAGTGATGATGACAAAACTAAGTCACTCATGCAAAACAATGACAAATACAAAGGCATTGATTTTAAGACTAGCGGATTTGTCGTGGGTGCGGGGTCATTACATCAAAGCGGCTCAAATTATGAAACGCTCAAAGGTTATCCACAAGATATTGATTTTGCGCCTGGTGAGCTTTTGGCATTGCTGGAGCGTCCTGCCTTTTTTCGCGTTCAAAACAACGGTAAGGATTTGGATATTGACGAATTACACATTGTTAGCTTGTTGGAGCATTGCAATCCTGATTGTGATTATAGCCAGTGGGTAAGTATTGGCATGGCTATTCACCATTGCCTAAACGGTGGCGGTTTTGAGATTTGGGACGCATGGAGCAAGGATAGCGCAAAATATAGCAGTGTCGATTCATTGCGTAAGCACTGGCACAGCTTCGGTAAAACGACTAATCCTGTAGGCTATGGCACGTTATTACACTACGCGCACGAAGGCGGTTATTGTGAGCCTGTGACGTTTGTTTATGATGAGAGTCTTGGCAGTGTTGATGATGATAATTTTGACAGTGTAAAGACGGGTTCGGTTTTTGGTTCGGGTACTGTGCATTTACTAGATGAGCCAGTCGATGTTAAGCGTCCGCCCGATTTTGTTGGCACATTAACGCAATGGATAAATGACCAGTGTTTATATCCGCGCGAAAACTTGGCCGTAGCAGCAGCATTAACAGCGGTTAGCAGCTTGGCAGGTATGCGTTATACGGATGGCTTGGACAATATGAGCGCAAACATTATCGCGTTTGGTGTGGCAGGTAGCGGCACTGGTAAAGAACAAATACTCCAGTCTTATTTATCAATCATCAAAGCGGCAGGCGTTCAGAGCGCGTTACACGGTGGCTTTAAGTCAGAACAAGAGGTCATGCGTAATCTGATACGGCATCAAGCCGCGTTTTATTGCGTTGATGAGCTTGGTATCACGTTAAATAAGCTGCAAAACGCATCTAAAAAAGGCGGTGCGTCTTATCTTGAGGGTATTGTCGGATTAGTCATGAGTGTTTACTCAAAAGCCAATGGATATTTGCCGATTACTGGCGACCTAAAGGACGACATTAAGCAAAAATTGACGCTTGAGTATGCACAGATTGACAAAAAACTAGAGAAACTTGCACAGGACAGCAGCACAGATACCATGCGCGAGCGTTTAGAGACTGCAAAAGAACAAATAATCCAAGCGATTAAAAGCGTTGATGATGGCCTAGAAAATCCATATTTGACGGTATTGGGTTTTACCACGCCTGTCACATTTAACGACTTGATGACATTCGAGCAGGCTACAAACGGATTTATGGCGCGAGCGATGATTTTTAGCGACTTAGAGACCAACCCAAAACGCAAAACTCGCTTTATTAAAAAGCCGATGACAGATGGCATGGCCAATACTTTGCGTAATTTATATGCCCATGGCCACTATGACGCTTTAGAGAGCGTAGGAGCGCGTATTCAACATATCGGGGATAAGTCCACCATTCCAACAGATAACGCGGCTATGGAGCTTTTAAACGAGGTTTACGAGCGTTTTTATGCGTTAGCAGAGCGACACAAGGCGACAACAGGGCTAGAGGCTATTGCTAGACGTGGTTATGAGCTTGCTTTAAAGTGAGTCTTGTTTGTGCTATGCCGAGTGGCTTGCGTAATGTCGAACACGTCCGCTATGGCTATGCGTTGGCCATGCGCGATATTGAGCAAAAAATCAAACTTGCGTACAGCACCGAAAACAAAGAGTCTAGCGATGGTTTAGCGGCTAAGGTGTTGTCCATTGTTGACAAAGAGCATGGCGAGACGCTTGGTGTCATCTGCAATCGTTTGAGAAGTACGCCAAAAACTCAAGTTGAGGCGTTACTGGTGCAGATGATTGACAAACAAATGATTAGAGCAGAGGAGCAAATTAAGCCTAGCACCAAGCAAAAATACTTGCGGTATTTTGCCATGTGACCTGTGGATAACTTTTTAGACTAAAGGCCAGTAATGGCCTTTTTTTGTTTTTGCTGTTTATTTTTTGAGCTATTTTTGCGTTGTTTAGGCGCATGATAGTGCATGATAGTAGCAAGATAGTAGCGTATTTTTGTTAAAATACATATTAAAAACAATAACTTACAAAGCAAAATAGCATAATAGCAAGATAGTATATATATAGATATATATACATACATAAAAATACACCAGCTTTATATGATTAAAAAACGTACAAATACAATAAAATACAACTGTATATACATCTGTATTTATATATACACTTTTATATACTATATAGACTACTATGCTATTATGCTATTATGCTTATATAAGTATTGGTATATATAGGTTTCATAATAGTAGAGTCTTACTATTATGTACTATTATGCTCTAATCTATAGAATTCTATAAATGGCCTAAATTGACAGCATAATTTTGGTATTTTGGCATAACTTAACAAAAGCTATTTGCTATAATCGACAAAGCGAGGCTAATTAAGTACGCCTATCAACCAGAGTGACTCACTGGGCTAAAACGAGTCAATAACCACATTGGCTTTGCTATTGGGGGTTACCCGATGGGGCGCACAGAGTCAATTTGGTTGTTGTGAGACTAAAATGGACTCATCCTCCGCTTGTTTTGAGATGCAAGCCAGTCGTGCATAACGACCACAACAACACTCGAAACTCAATGATTGAGTAGTTATCGGATAACTAATTGCAACGCAGGGAGAAGACTTACGCACTAATGGCGATGATGGCAGGCTTAGGTATTGGTGTATAACTAAAAAATTAAGCCGTAAATACCCACACTGGCAAGCAGAAACTTGATAACAGTTTGGGTATTTATCGGCTTGAATGGGAGTTGGGCATACAGAAGCCTGTGTGATATTCCGATATTGCTACCGTTCGTCGGCTGAATTAAAAAAGATTCATTAAGCTTATTGTTTTATCATACGGATGATATATAATAAACTCATCAAGACGATAAACAACAAAGGCAAAAAAATGACATACTCAAACACAAAACTAAGAACTTTAACTGTACAAGGCGGCACAACAAGCGACTTGGCAATTAAAAAATGGGAAAAAATGGGATGGGCTGAGCGTTACGAAGTACAACAAAAAGTGAAACAGTTCAAAAGCATTTGTTTGTTGCAACGTGCTTGCATTAACTACATTGCAGATTTCATGTTATGAGTAGAAGCGAATCACAGAAGAAGGCTGATAAAGCCTTCTCTGCAAAAAAGGTAAGGCTTGAAGTAGTCTTTAACCCTGACAATGAGGATGACGCAAAACGTATTGCGAAACTTGCGGCCATGCCTGATAAGTCGCGAGCAGTTAAAGAATGGCTGGATAGTTTAGATAACTGACTATGCCCAACTCGGTAGTTAGACACCTAACGCAGGTGTATAACACATCCACAAAAACACAAGTGATTGATATATAATAGTAAAATATATCAATCACACCTTTTTGAGATGGGAAAATGAAAAGGTGTAAATATGCCTAGCAAATATAAATCAAAACTAGCAAAGCCAGTTTTTAAGCAAGATGCAACGCTTCCATATAAGCGACATTGGAAACCTAGCCCTAAAAAAGAGATTTGCACAAATTGTGGTTATGAAAGATTCTGCAACACTTTGCAAACTGTAAAATGTTCATGTGGTGGTACTTATCAAAAATTGAATGAGTAAATTATTTTGTACACATTGCTATTTTTATGCTTGTTTGGTCTATTATTGATTGGATTAGCAGTGTTTTGGGATAGGTGTCCGCGATGACAGTTGATGACGCTATTTTTAATTTAGAGACTTACGGTCGGCACATGGGCAATCGGTTTATTGCAATCAACCATGACCGATCCTATGAATTGCTGCTAAAAAACGCTGTCATTGTTTTAGAAGATGCGGGTATGCTTGAACGCGACACAGTGGAAGCGTGGTCGCAATGTAATGTGAGAATAATTAACAAGCCAGTGCCAAGAGTCGATTATACAACGGGGTTGTGATATGAAACTATTACTAGAGCGAGAACCATCAACAGCAAACTTTACACGCGGACGGCTTTACTTGCTTAATCCAAACATTAAAACAAGTGACGCTAAAATGTTTATCTGTCACACGCTAGAAGATGTGCAGCGTGACGTTAAGATTGCAGGCAAGACCGCTATCGGTTGGGGAATGTATAAACTCATCGTCAGTATGTCGAATCGGTTTAAAAAACGATTACCCTTGTTATTAGACGTGCCAAACTTCGCAGGCGTGCGTATTCACGGCGGAAACGATGAAACAGATACAGAAGGCTGCATTTTGGTTGGTACGCGCAAAACCGCTACAGGTATTGCTGGATGCGCCCCAATGGTCAAGACCATTATTGGATTGATTGATAAAGCCGAAGGAATTTGCACAATAGAAATACGATAACAACCTCGCAGCGCATGGAAGCGCACCTTTGCCCTGATTCCCGTCGGGGCTTTTTTAATTTTAGAGTTGTGCTATATTGTTTTCAACATAGGAGCGCGTGTTATGAATAGATTAAAAGAGC